GCGGTATTCTGCCTCAAACAGGGTCAAGTCAGTTTACAGAATTAACCTACGTCACAAGACGTGCGTTTATTCCTAAACTGGTTGTCCAACTGTATAACTCTACGCCACTAATGGCTGCGTTGATTGCTAACAGTCAACAAGCCTCTGGTGGTGTTTCTTCAGTAACTGTTCCCGTCCAGGGCGCACAGTTTGTGAACGCTCAGTGGTCTGACTACTCTGGCTCTTTTGCCCAGCCGTCAGTCCAACAAGGTGCTTACAACGCTGAATTTGACCTCAAGTTGATGATCTCCCCCGTGCCGTTCCTCGGTATGGAAGGCGTGGCTCAACAAGATGCTGCAATTATTCCGCTGATTGAAGCCCGTATGAATGACGCAACAAACGTCATGATGGACGCAATGGCAACGGCCTTGTACAACAACACCACCAACAATCAACAGTTCATCGGCTTGCCCGCTGCTGTGGATGACGGTACAGGTGGAGCTACATACCAAACCACTTACGGCAACATTAACCGCTCTACCTATACTTGGTGGCAGTCTAAGGTTTACGCTGCTGGTAACGTGAATCCCACAAGACAAAACATTCTCCAGTACATCTCTGGTACAGTGAAAAAGGGCGCAGAAATGCCTTCTTTCGGTGTCTGCGGATTTGGTACATGGACTTTGTTGGCTCAAGACTTTGTTGGTCAAGAGCAATATGTTATTACCCCAGGCTCTGGCTTTGACGGTGACAACAACGGCCCTCAAGCAGCATTCAGAGCACTGATGGTTGCTGGTGTGCCAATTTATCCAGACCCTTACTGTCCAGAAGGTACGGTTTATTTCCTCAACACCAACTACTTGAGCTTGTACATCCACGAGCAAGGTTCATTTGTGTTCACAGGATTTGAATCAACTCTACCAAATTGGCAGATTGGTTATGTAGGTGCTGTTCTTATGATTGCTGAGTTGGTGTCTGTGAAGCCCAAGTCAATGTCTAAGATCACTGGCTACAACTACTTGTCGCTATAAGGAGAATATAAAATGGCATTAGCTCTTAATAAAATTATCCTTGCAAGTGCAGTCGCTAATACGCCTGGTGCGTATTTTCAGATTACCACTACTCCCGCTACCACAGTTGGTAACGTCATTCCCGCTGGTGTTTACATTGTGTTTCCCACTGCTAACGTGACCATTCAGGCCACTTCAGCCGTGAACACAGCTGGTAACGCAACAGCAACCTCTATTGTTCTAGCGAACAACACTGGTGGCATGATCTTCTCTGACGGTGTTAACGTGTTTGCCAACTCTTCTGTTACCAATGCTACAGTTACTTTGTTGACTGTTGACGGTGGTCAGAACGTGTCTGGCACATTTAATAACGTCTAAGGAGTGAACAATGGCTAATCCCGATTCAGTCAGTCAGCTATATTTGGACTCGTTTGGGAATGGGCGTATTGGTCAAGCTACAGTTGTGTCTATGGCAGCCCTGGGCAACGCAGTTGGCACTATTCCTTTAGTGAATGGTGGACTGACAAGTTCAGGAGCTGCATTAGGATCTGGTGCAGTGATTCCTCGCAGAATTACTGTAAACAATCCTACAGGGTCTGTTTCGTCTGCCTATGTGACTATTACGACAAGCAATGACGGCAACGCATCTAATGCGATAGTTGCTAACGTGGCTTTGAGTAACATTACGGCAGCGGGTAGATACCAAGACTTGACGATAGCAACACCTTACTCCACAACAACATCAATAACTGGTAACTTGACACAGGCACTTTATGTGAATGTGACCACAGTTTCTGGCAATTCAAATACTGTAAACTTCCAAGTTTACGGTGACGTTGTGCAGTTCTAATGAACGTGTTTGTGACTAACCGTGGGGACACACAGCTTGCTGTTGGTCCTTACGAGTTTAAAAAGAATAATCCTGTAGAGCTACCCCAAGAGGTGGCTGTGCAGTTGTTTGGGTATGGCCTCGCAGATCGAGAGCATATCCTAGTTCGCTGGGGTTGGATTCAACTTCACAGTGAACTGAAAGAAGGTTTGAAAAAGTTAGATCAGTTTGAAATAACAACTGAAAGACCAGGGAAAAACAGCTCGTTACCCTCGGCTGTTGTTCGAGTACCCTTGCGTCTTGAAAAGGGCGCAGGGGAAAAAACACAGCGGGTAGCATAACATGGACAGCAAATGGCAACGCTTAACGACTATCTCAGCCAAGTTGAAAATTTGCTCCATGACGTTAACAATGTTTTCTGGACGCAAAACCAGTTAACAACCTATATTAACGAGGCGAGAGAGCGCACGGTCAGAGATACGGGTTGCCTACGAAACCTACAAACGACAACAGCTCCACTGGCTTATAACTCTACCGCCCTGACGGGTGTGTCACCCACAGCATGGGCTGGCAACACCGCAGTCACGGCTGGTCAGTACGTCTTTTCCAACATCTTTAACTACGTCTACACCCAGAGTGGGACATCTGGCAGTTCTGCTCCAGCCTATCCATCTGGGTCTAGTCCTTTTCCCCCGTCCACCCCTTTTGCAGACGGCACTGCCCAGCTGCAGTATGTGAGCAATTGTGAAATCATCCCTTTTAATGCTCTACCTCAGGGTATCAACGTCTATGATGTTGTCAACATTAACCTTTACTGGGGCAATAGTAGGATTCCTCTGCGTTATCTGCCTTGGTCCAACTTTACCGCCCAATTGCGTTACTGGCAGAATTATGTGGGTAGACCCATCTGTTTCAGTATGTATGGACAACAAGCAATCTACATTGCCCCCATTCCCGATCAGTCTTACTTCATTGAAGTAGATACCAACATATTGCCCACAGCTCTGTCTCTCAATAGTCCTAACGTCACTGACAGCATCATTGACCCTTGGAATACGTCTGTGCAGTATTACGCTGCCTACAAAGCCAAGTTTTACGAACAATCCTACGGTGAGGCTGAGATTTTCAAGCAAGAGTACAACAAGCACGTCTTGAACATACTCAACAGCACGTTCACTAGAAGGATTCCAGATCCATACAGTAGTGGAGGGTAATCATGGCCTCCGCAGAACAGAAGAAGTCCTACCAGGTAATCAAGGCTTTCAAGGGTCTTAACACCAAGGCCAACAGAACTGCCATCGACAAGGATGAATTCTCCTGGTTAGAGAACGCCATGCCCGTGGGTTCTGGCAATATGCGGATTATTCCCACCAGTAGCAACGTCACCAACGGTGCAAATGCGGTGGTGTTCACCAATAATGTGACCTACCTCACCTCTGCAAATATCAATGATGACTACATTGTTGCGGCTGAAGATAACGGGGCATTACAAGCATACGATTTAACGTCCAATAACTTTGTCACTATTGCCAGTACAGGCACATTGTCAAACGCCAATGTTTCGTCTACGCAATACCAGAATACTGACTTGTTTGTGGGTGACCCCAACAAGGGACTATTTGACTGGAACGGGGTTAGTCTCATTCCTGTGGGATCTGTGGGCAGTATTGCAATCACAAACCCAGGCATTAACTACACTTCTGCCCCCAACGTGGTTATTTCCTCCCCTAACAACGCCAATGGTGTACGGGCTACTGCGGTGGCCTCAATAACTACTGGTTCTGGTGGGGTGCAGAGCATTCAGGTCACTGCTGGTGGTTCAGGATTTACGTCTGTTCCTACCATAACAATAGCAACACCTGACGTTCAGGGTGGCAGCACAGCTACGGCTGCAGCCACTATCTCTGGCGGGGCAGTGGTGGCTATTTCTGTGATTTCGCCTGGCTCTGGATACCTTACATCTCCCGCTGTGAGCATTACTGGGGGTGGTGGAACTAGCGCAACTGCAAATGCAGCACTTTCCACGGGTATTGTGAACTCCATAAGCCTGACAAACGGGGGTAGCGGGTACACGTCTCAGCCCAGTGTCACCATTTCAGGTGGTGGGGGGTCTAATGCCAATGCTATTGCCCAGCTCGTCACGTTTGCCACAGGTGTGGTGTCCATCCAGGTCACCAACGGGGGCACAGGTTATGGTCAATATGGCAATTTAGCAGTCACGATCACGGGTGGTGGTGGCTCTGCTGCCAACGCTACTGCCATTGTTTCTGGAAATGCAGTCACGCAAGTGATTATGAATAACCCAGGGACAGGCTACACGTCTGCGCCTACAGCTGTTGTTTCTGGTGGGTCTGGTACGGGTGCAAACCTTGTTGCAACTGTCCAGTTAAACCCCATAGTGGACGTAGCCACCTTTTCTAACCGTGTTTGGGTGGCACAGGGGCGCACGGTGTACGCCAGTGCGTCTACAAGCCCCACAGACTTCACTTCTGTATCTGCTGTAGCGTTCAACATTCAAGACAGCACTTTGCACGGCAACATTCAGGGCCTCTTGTCTGCCAACAACTTCTTGTACATCTTTGGGGACGATAGCATTAACGTGTTTTCTGACTTGCAAGTGACCTCCACAGGGGCTACGGTGTTCACCAACACCAACGTGAGTGCGTCTATAGGTACATCCAGAATATACGCCATTTTCCCCTACTTCAGGTCAGTCCTTTTTATGAACGACTACGGGGTGTATGCCCTAGTAGGTTCAACCACCACCAAGATCAGTGACCCTCTAGACGGTATTTTTCCCTATATTGACTTCACCAAACCTGTCACTGGCGGTCAGACGCTGCTCAANAACATNCTTTGTGCGGTGTTNAACTTCTATGTGAACAGCTCCTTTCCTCTAGGGCCATCAGGATCACGCTACATTCAGGCTATTTTCTTTGAAAAGAAGTGGTACATATCTAGCCAGGGCAACATNCAGTATGTGACCTCTGTGCCATTTAGTGGCAAGGTTAAACTGTATGGCACTGATAACAATAAAGTATTAAAACAGTTATACAACGATAGTACAGGCAATGTAAGCAGTTACATACAGACGGCATTGAACGAGATGGGTGACCCCATCAGGACTAAACAAGCCCTCAAATTNGCNATAGAAGCGACTTTAGCGCAAGGTGGGACTCTTAGTGTTACCGTGGACTCAGAAACGGGTTCTAGCCCCGTCTATGTGCTTACAAACACCATTGCGTGGGTTAACAATGCTGGAAATGCTATAGGTTGGACAAACAATGCGTCTGCTACGATAATTTGGGTAAATCAGGCGGGATATTACCTGTACAAGAGCGATGCAGAGCAGTACGGTAAATATTTAGGGTTAACGATAACCAGTAATTCTGCTGGATATATTGTCAACACATTTGAGTTTGAACATGAATTAAGAGTGAGGTTCTAACATGGCACTACCAATCACAGTCCCCTATACATTTGGAAATGCAACTACGGCTATCCCGCTGTCTAACCTTGACAGTGACTATGCCACCGTCTACCAGGCCGTCAACGGGATAGGTAACGGGTCAGTAGCACTAGCAAATGTGACTATAAGCGGTGTGTCTACGCCTATTACAGCTACTCAAGGTGGAACGGGTAACAGTTCTGTATTTACAGCAAATGCGGTGGTGTATGCACCTACAACAAGTACGTTGGCTACTGGGTCTGCGCTGACGTTTGATGGAAGTAACTTAGGTATTGGAACAACAAGTCCGGGACAAAAACTAGATATAAGCACTTCTAGCGATATTCAAGCCCGTATTGGTAATTCTGTAACAGGCGCTCAATTTACTTACGATATTGGTCGTGTAGCGGCTTCTGGATTATTGCAGTTTTACGGCAATCAAAGCGGTGCAACAGGTTACATTTTTAGTGGCATCAATGGCGAGCGTATGCGTATAGACTCCAGCGGTAACTTGTTAGTGGGAGTAACAAGTGCTTATAGAAGTGGACAAAGTGCCATTTCTTCATCGAGTCAATATGGGTTGCGTATTCAGCCTACATCTGCTTCTAATGGTATAGCCTTCGAAATAAACGCACCAAATGTCACTTCTAGCACATCTTCTTACCTTATAGCCGTTAGTTCCGCTAATTCTGACAGAATGTATTGTTATTCAAATGGCAATATAGTTAATGTAAATAACAGTTATGGTACTTTGTCTGACGTAAAACTAAAAGACAACATAATTAATGCTACTCCAAAACTTGCAGATGTTATGCAATTAAAAGTGCGGAACTTTAATTTAAAGACTGATCCAGACCATAAACAAATTGGTTTTATTGCACAGGAACTTGAGGAAGTATTTCCCGCCTTAATTGACAATACATCATCACCAAATAATCCTAATGATATTACTAAATCTATTAAAACATCTGTTCTTGTCCCAATTTTGGTCAAAGCCATTCAAGAATTATCAGCAAAAGTAACCGCCCTAGAGGCTAAATTAGGAGTTTAAAAATGGCAAACACTTACACATGGACAATTTCTGCGCTAGACGCATATCCAACAACACCACAACCTGATTGCGTGTTCAATGCCCATTGGCAATGCGTTGCGACTAGCGACCAAACCCAAACAGTAAATGGGCAAACAGTCCCCTATACCGCAAGGATTTATAGCACTTGCAACATTGTTTACAACCC